GTCAAGTTCTCCTATGAGACATTAGAACTGCCTTATATTCTGGAATGTGTGTACACTCCCGATTTCATTCTGGACAACGGTATTATCATTGAAGCCAAAGGTCTTTTGGACAGTGATAGCAAGCGTAAAATGATTGTCGTTAAGAAGACTTATCCCGATCTCGATATTCGATTTGTATTTTGGAATGCCAAGAAGAAGATTCCACCAACAAAACAAACTCACGGAGAATGGGCCACTAAAAATGGTTTTATTTGGAGTGAGGGAGAGGTACCCGAAGAATGGCTGAAGTGATTTATATTGTTTCATCGTTTGATGATGGCCCATTAAAGGCTTTTCATTTTGAGGAGGACGCAACTCAGTTCCGAAATCATTTATCGATGGACGAAGATAGTGGGTATCCCTTTTATGCGACATTTACATCAAGGCTTCCCATTGAGTAAACTCCTTACCATAGATATTGAGACCAAGCCGGCAATTGTATTTGCCTTTGACGCATACGATGTAAATATTTCCCCCGAACAAGTGATCGAACCCGGTGGAACACTTTGCTTTGCCGCCCAATGGGTCGGTGACAAAGAAATCATGTTCTCCTCTGAGTGGGAAGACGGCAAGCAAACAATGCTCGAAAAGGCTCACTTACTTCTGTCCGAGGCCGATGCAGTCATTACGTACAATGGGCAGAAGTTCGACATCCCCAAGCTTAGGGGCGAGTTTATTCTTGCGGGTCTTCCGGACATTCCGCCCCCAACCATGATCGATGTTTATAAGACGGTAAAACGCTTCGGATTTATGATTAACAAACTTGCCTTTATTGGTCCACTATTTAATCTCGGTACCAAGGTAAAACATGAGGGGTTTGGTCTCTGGCGATCCGTTATGGAAGGTGATCCCAAATCCCAAGCACGTATGAAGAAATACTGTATTGGTGATGTTAGACTGACCACAAATCTTTACAATCGTATCAAGGGCTTTATTGTTGATCATCCTCATGTCGGAGATACCAAGCATTCATGTGGATCATGTAATTCGGATAAGCCACTTCAACAACGTGGATTTAGACGTACAAAGGAATTTAAGGTTCAACGACTGGTATGCACAATCTGTGGAGCATGGTCAACGGGAACAAGAGTGAAGATTAAGTGATGTTAGACCAGGAAGAAATCAACAATTACAAGGCCATCATTTGTGATCGATTTACCGCAGATGAACTAATTGATTATCTTGGTATTGATACCGATAAGGTCTTTGAGGCATTCCTTGATGAGTGCCTTGAAGCCTGTATTTATCAGGACCTTCTGGATGAGTGAAAGTGGAGTTAAAGGTGACCAAGGAAAGCCGCCGGTCTTTAGAGCAATGTTTGTTCAATTCCCAAGAGCAATGGAAGCAGTGTCTACCGTCAGCGATTTCGGATCGGTTAAATACTCTTGGGACAACTGGCGAAGGGTCCCTGATGGAATTAATCGATATTCTGACGCAATGGTACGACACCTTATCGCCGAAGGAAAGGGTGAAGTTCTGGACTCTGACACTGGACTTCCCCATGCTTTCTCTACCGCTTGGAATTCCCTCGCGCGTCTGGAACTAATGCTGATTAAAATGGATCAGGACGAAAGACTTTACTTCGGTGAATGAATTAGTGACAATCGTCGATCCGCCCGGAGGATGGCGTTTTGGCTTTCCAAAACCACTTGATGAAACTATTCCTTATGAAGAATTTCTTCTTAAAAATGGATACCCCAAAGAGGACATTGATCTGGCTCTAAACTACTCAAGGTATTGGACATCAAGTGACTGGCCTGAATAAGTACGAAGACAAGGACAAGCGTAGGGCTCGGCGGCGTAACTTTATTGCCAAGGACCTACGTAAGTCCGAGTTTAAGCAACAGGTGATTCCCGATAGACGTAGGAAAGTCGCGGGGGATCATGAGGATGAATTCTTTTTCGAAGAAAGGTACTACGACGATACCGGAGAAGATTGAGACTTTAATTCTTGAAGATGGATTTTATTACTTCGACCCTCAGCCAAATCTGGGGGTTTTCTCAGCTCATCATCTCCGAGAAATTGCCAATAAACTTGATGAAATGAATGAACCATGGGAAAAGGAAATTGCCAATTATTTCGCCTTCAATTCTAACGCCTAGAGTAGGCTACAAACCCTTTTCTCATCCCCAATTCTACGATTATTGGCAACTCCAACAACGAATTCATTGGCTTCCCCAGGAAGTTCCTCTGGCGGAGGACATCAAAGATTGGGCGATTAAACTTACCGACGCCGAGAGAAGTCTTCTAACACATATCTTTAGGTTCTTTACTCAGTCGGACATTGAAGTCCAAGATAATTATATGACTCGTCTTGGGACACTTCCATTTCCAACCGAAGTTAAGATGATGCTCGCAGCGTTTGCAAATATGGAAACCATTCATATCGATGCCTACAGTCTTCTCATTGAAACAATCGGAATGCCCGAGGCCACCTATAGTCAATTTATGGAGTACGACGAATTAAAGGCCAAGCACGCGACGTACAGTCAGTTCAATACAAATTCTGTCGAGGATGTGGCAAAAACGTTAGCCATGTTTGGAGGCTTCGTCGAGGGAGTTCAACTATTTGCTTCCTTTGCGGTCTTGATGAACTTTCCTCGGTTCAACAAGATGAAAGGAATGGGGCAAATTGTTAGTTGGTCTGTGCGAGATGAGTCTCTCCATTGCGACGGTATCTCTGATCTTTTCAATGTGTACTGTCGTGAAACTGGGTGCCTTACAAAGGGGCTCAAAGGAGAAATCTACGACATCGCCGAACTTGTCGTCAACCAAGAGGATAAATGGGCTGATCTCGCCTTTGGCCAAGGAGTGGTCACCGGTATCACCCCCGAAGATATCAAACTTTATATCCGTTTTCTCACAGATTATCGACTCCGTAACCTTGGACTTAAATCGATCTTTAAAACAGGACGAAAGCATCCGTTACCTTGGCTTCAACCCCTGTTATCTGGACCGGAGCACGCTAATTTCTTTGAGGCGAGAGCTACAGAGTATAGTAAGGCGGCGACTGGAGGAACATGGGAGGGAGTATGGGAGAGCATGGATGGTAAACAATGATTAGTCCTTACGCCGAACTAAGATTTGACTTAATGGGAATTTGTTATCTGTCCAAGGAACAGGCCGATAATGTTATCAATTTTCTAAAGGAATGCGATATTTTAGATTACGATATTCTTAAGGAGGCTTATACGGACGATGACGACTAAAGTTCTAGTTTGTGGGGGACGAGATTACAATGATTTCGATAGATTGGAAGATGAACTTAATCGAATTGAACGAGCCTATGGGGTAATTACCATCATCTCAGGTTGTGCTCGTGGAGCGGATTCACTTGCAATTAAATACGCAGAAACCTATGGGGATGATGTATTAAAGTTTCCCGCCGATTGGGACAAACACGGAAGAGCCGCCGGGCCAATTCGTAATCAACAGATGTTGGACGAAGGTAAACCTGATCTTGTAATTGCTTTCCCGGGTGGCAAGGGAACTATGGACATGATTAATCGAAGTAAGAAAGCAAATATTGAGGTGATTGAGATTGTTAACTGATTTTGGAAAGGCAACCCTTGCGGACAGGTATTACTGGCAGGATGAAAGATACCCTGAAGAACTATTTCGACGAGTGGCTAATGCTTATGGTTCTAACGAACATCATTCTGATCGGATGTTTGGGTATATGTCAAATCTTTGGTTCATGCCGGCGACTCCCATCCTTTCCAATGGTGGAACTGACCGTGGCCTCCCTATCAGTTGTTTTCTTAATACCGTACCGGACTCTATGGAGGGCATTAAGGACACATGGGTAGAAAATATTGAACTCAGTAAACTCGGCGGCGGCCTTGGCACGTATTGGGGTGGAGTTAGAGGACTCGGTGAGGACGTTGGTTCATCTGGGTCGACCTCTGGAGTTATCCCCTTCATCAAAGTTCAAGATAGCCTTAGCCTCGCGATTAGTCAGGGAAGTCTGCGACGGGGTTCGGCGTCCGTTTATCTGGACGTAAGTCATCCTGAAATTGAAGAATTCCTTGAAATGCGCAAACCCACGGGAGATATCAATCGTCGTTCCCTTAATCTTCACCATGGTATTAATCTTCCGGACACCTTTATGGAAGCGGTTAAGGCCGGTGAAAAGTGGGCACTTACAAGCCCAAAGACGGGACGAAATATTCGCAAGATTGATGCGAGAGGCCTCTGGCAGCGTATCCTTGAAGTACGTCTCGAAACGGGGGAACCCTATCTTAATTTCATCGATGCCGTTAACCGAGCACTTCCTCAGGCACAAAGGGACCTAGGTCTTCGTGTCAGACAATCCAATCTCTGTACTGAAATTACTCTCCCAACTGACGCCATGCGTACCGCTGTTTGTTGCCTGGGAAGTCTCAACCTTGCTAAGTGGGACGAGTACCAAGGCGAGATTGATCAGATTATTTACGATGTCTGCGAGTTTCTCGATAACGTGCTTACTGATTTCGCTAATAGAACAACTGTTGACCGGGCCAAATACTCAGTAATCAATGAACGGGCGATTGGTCTCGGGGTTATGGGGTGGCACACTTTCCTACAACAAAAGATGATCCCATTCGAAGGAGTAATGGCAAGTGTCTGGAACAAGCGAATTTCTCGACAATTACGATTATCTGCGGACAGAGCTAGTTGTATCCTCGCTGAAGAACGCGGCTGCTGTCCTGATGTCCCTGGACAACGCTTTAGTCACAAGCTCGCAATTGCTCCGACAGCCAATATCTCAATCATCTGCGGAGGAGTTAGTGCGGGTATCGAGCCAATTCCAGCGAACATCTATACTCATAAGACATTGTCAGGAAGCTTTGTTATTCGAAATCCAGAACTTGAACGAGCTATTGGAAGTGATGACGAACTCTGGGACGACATTCTAAAACATGACGGAAGTGTACAGCATCTTAGTATCTCTCAAGAAGTTAAAGATGTCTTCAAAACAGCTTTTGAAATTGATCAACGATGGATCATTGAACATGCAGCAGATCGAACACCTTGGATTTGTCAGTCACAATCCGTCAATTTATTTTTGCCCGCAGACATCCACAAGCAAGACCTCCACAATCTCCACTTCTCCGCATGGAAAAAGGGTATGAAGTCCCTATATTATGTTCGTTCAAAGTCCATGAAAAAGGCCGCCCATGTTTCTAATGAGCAGCCCGAATATAAATATGATACTGAGGAATGTCTGGTTTGTCAATGAGAGTTCTAGTCGCCTGTGAGTACAGCGGAAGGGTAAGAGATGCTTTCTCTGCCAGAGGACATGATGCGGTGTCCTGTGACTATCTGGAGTCCGAAACAAAAGGACAACACTACCAGGGTGATGTTTTCGATATTATTAAGGACGACTGGGACCTTATGATTGCCCATCCTCCATGTACTCATCTTGCGGTTTCAGGGGCTCGATGGTGGAAAGACAAGAAAGAGGAACAACTTGATGCACTTGAGTTTGTCAGACAATTACTCAACGCTCCAATTGACAAAATTGCCTTGGAAAATCCGATTAGCAAGATATCAACGGCAATACGAAAGCCGGATCAAATCGTCCAACCTTGGCAATTCGGACATGGAGAAACTAAAGCAACTTGTCTCTGGCTTAAAGGACTACCAAACCTCCAGTCAACGATGGTGGTTAGCGGCAGAGAGCCTAGAGTACATCGCATGTCTCCTGGGCCAGATCGATGGAAAGAGCGAAGTAGGACGTACCAAGGTATAGCCGATGCAATGGCCGAACAATGGGGATAAAAAGAGACCACTTAGAGGATCAAACCTTTAAGTGGCCTTTTATTTTATAGATTACTCTCATTGATTGCGGCATTTTTACAATGATCTTTACCGAATAGAAAGTCAAGTATTGGTGCGGCGATATGAATTGCCCACCATTTACCCTTATTGGCTTCCCGCCCGACCGTACCCGATAGGGTCATACCCCTTCTACCACCTCCAAGTTCGTTAAGAGCCTTATCTTCCTCACATAGAAAGTTAAAAACTCTGGACCATAAACTCATTTCAATTCTCCGAGATGAGTTGCCCAATCATGTACGGCTTGGAGTCTCGCAGTGTTTTCCGCGCAAATCCCCGCATCGTCTACTGGGATAGAAACGAAGGGACTTTGACCGGGTCCGTCGCCGCTTTGGGGGGATTGAAGTTGACTATAACCGCTTGTCCCGGCACTACCTTGATTGGCTTGTTTGTAGCGCATGAGACTAGCATTGTACTTGCTAAGCAAGCTAGAATAATTCTTGTCCGCATCGTCCGCCTTCTGTTTTCCTTCGGTTTCCAGTTTTGTCTTCTGAGCTTGGGCATTCTTATCCGCCTGAGCTTGGGCAGCCTTAAAGGTCTTGGTGTCAGCGGCATGAGCCGCCTTTTCTTTTACTAAGTCCCCTTTAATTGAATGACAAGAATACACACTAAAACCAAGGCACAGGATAAGTAGATCAAAGATAATTGACTTCCAATGGGTTTTAATAAAATTCCAAGCGGCCGGAATAAATGCTCCAATTACCGGAAGAAGGAAATTACTTCCCAGAGTTAGTAGTAGATTCAACATTTGCCAGACCTTTTGGAGTTAAAGTACTTAGACAGATTGCTTGTTCCTGGGCACGCCTATTGACGAGGCCCGGAGACACAACACCATTAACGTATTTATAATTGACAAGATAATTACAGGCCCCGATGAAGTCCCCGGAGTTGAATTTGGAAGCCACCGTTGATTTGTCATACGTCCCAACGCCAACATTATAGGAGAATGAGATTGCCGCAGCTAACTGCATC